GGCGTAGTCTCGTATGACTAAGGTGTCCCCAAAAGTCAATTGTTTTAATATAGTAACTGCCGGCACAGTTGAACTAAAGGTATAATCAACACCTTTGGTCAATTGCGAACCGTTATGGTATACTAATACTGCACGATTTCCCAGTGCTGTGTCGTCAAATATTGACGAAATTTCGTACTGAGTCTGTCTAGCATTTAAAATGCTGTAGGATATCGAAGTGTACTCTGATCCGTAAGGGACCATATCGCTGTAATACCAAGGAAAGCTGCTGTTTTTTACCGAGTTGATACTAGATAGAATTAAATCAACCCCTGTTACAGGATCATTATAATCTAATGTAGTCAGTGTTACGCAGGCCTGTAAAAACTTATTTTTAAAGCGTTGATATTCTTTACGTGCCAAAGATATACCGTCAACAAAATTTAATTGTTGATCATTTAAAAAAGTCATTGCATACAGCAGAGGTCCGCTATGTTGCAATAGTGTACCACCTTGTGCTTTTACATATTGGTCCTGAATTGGTATATCGTTGTTAGATGTATTTTCAATTAATTTATTGTAATGAGTACGTATTTGTCCGAGTGTAATAGTGTCAAAAGTTTCATTAAGTGGATTATAATCTAAGTTTTCAGGAACAACATAGTATCCTGTTTTGCTAATGGTGTTGCTGTATACCGCCACATCTATCTTGGCACCAATATTAGGTAACGTGGTTAGTAATACAACATCATAAATTCCCACTTTAGTAACAGTATAATCAGTGTCGGGGTCAAGTAATGCATTATCTAAGAAGACTTTGATGTAGGGAACGGTTGCTTGATCCACAGGCAATATATCTATTTGCACAAACGCATATTGTTGACCGGAGACTGTTACCACTAGCCCGTCATAAAACTTTGAGAACATTTGGTACTGATCGCTTATTTCTACGCTGTTGACCCAATTGTTAAGTTTTACAGAGGTAGTTAATCCTGAGTTTTTAACTATATAACCAGTACTGCATTTAACTGGTGCAGAAGCTCCTGTGTAAGTAAAAGACTCTACATCGTAATAGTTCTTAAAGACTATATCGCCAATGTTATTAAAGTTCTGATACTTTAACGGAAACCCCAGTAGTAGGTCATTATTGCCTGTGCCTACATCGTAACCAAAGAACTTTGTGCCTGTAAAAGTTGAAGCAGGATAAACGGTAGTATCTGAAAAACTATACCCATCTGTGTCTACTAGATCAAACAATGGAGCTTGATTAAATGCTGTTTTATTTTGGCATTCACTCCACTCAGTTCCATCAAAGTAAAAAGTTTTATTTGCATACGTGCCTTGTGTTACTAGTACATTTTCGTAAGGCAGCACCGGATCATCAGTTGTTTCAATCAGTCTGATAAAAAACTGATTATTAATTGTTTGTACATCCACTAGCCAAATTTTATTTGTGACATTAACATCGTAATCGTTAGCAAAAACAATTCGCTGCCCAGTTACTAGTTTGATGCCTTGTATGTACGCTTCAATTTGCCCAGCATATTCATTGAAAGCATCAGTTGCTGTAAATACAATCAGATTGATATTGTCTTTGGCCGACTTACCAAAATTAAACAATTGTAGGCTTGATTCAAATTCAATGATAGGACGCCGTCCTGCAATATTGGGTCCATAGTCTACTTCTGTTTTATTGTATTCAGCGACAGCATTTAATACATCAACGTGGAACCAACGATTTGTGCGGCTCCAAGGATTATGATCTTGACTGGTACGGTTAACAGTAATATAGTCCGCTGTTGTTTCTATTAGAGATGTGAAAGCTGCGGGCACAGTCAGCTGACTGACTGCAATCAATTGAATTGAGGTACCCACACCTTCTACATACCACTGACTGTTGGCATAGGAGCTAGGAACAACCAAGCTGTCAAATTGGATTTTTAGTCCATTGGTGAATTTTATACCGTTTGGACTAGTATATCCTATTTTACCAAGTATATCGCTGTTTACATCAATCGGCACACTGGCATTGTCGACTATTTTAATTTGACCCACAAATCCTGGATTTGCACTGTCTTGATAAAATAGATAATTTAACGGCGCTGTTATTACCGGAACAATATTGTACTGTTCGTTGTTGTTTAACCAAAATTGTGTGCTGGCATAAAGTGTGCCCGATTTAACAAAAACTTTTTCTTTAATTCCAACTGCGTCAATTGGTACTAGTTGTATTAGATAGTCAGTTGTACCGACAGGGCTTAGTGTAATCTTCCAGCTGCCTCGACGATACTGTGTCGGTGCTATGCCAGGTAAGTATCCGCCCGAGTCAAATGGCATAACGTTATTAAATCCGTTGGTGTCAAATGTTCCTTCTGCTGTCCACAAGTCGTCATCGACATCTGAGTTGATAAAAATTATAGTTTTGTTTTGTAGTTGTGCATTAAGCCCGTCAATGCCTTCTGGAAATTCTCTCAAGAATTGGCTGAGCAATCTATTTTGTATCTGACTATAACTAAAAGTTGCTGCTGCATCAACCTGCGTAGCAATTGGCATTCTTACATAAAAATCTTGTGCAGTTGCTAATGGTACATTGAATGTTACCGCACCGCTATCTGTACCATTGTTTTTAACTCCAAATATTTCTCTTGTGCCCACTGTGGAGATGTTGGAATCTACTCCCGAAGTACCTACTTCATTTTGTAGCCAAAACTTAAAGCCTGGCTGATCTACTGTAAATGTGTAACGACCACCTCGTGCTAGTGTTAGTTGTGTATTTGGGTGCGGGCCCACACCGCTAAATGTATACCCGCCTACGTTAGTATTGCGTGTTACTACATAGTCTGCTCTTAGAGGAGTATCCCCTGCTGTGACTGATACTGCGGCTGTTCCGTTTGGTAACCAATAATAGTTGTTATAGTTTACAAACTTGTCGTAATCTGTATGGCTGTCGTAGTTGTAGGAGTTAGTTCTAAATAGTCGTTGTTGATTGTCCGACTTACCATTATAATTTTCAACGTTCTGTAACAAATCAGCGTAGGTAGTATTAAAGATTATATCAGCATCTTGATTGCGAATTACAACACTGGGCTCAAGTTGATACTTTGTGCGTTGCTGTGTTGGCTCAGGTATGTAATTATCCCCTTGCTTGTATGTGGGTGCGAAAGTTCTACCAATGTATCCATTGATCGGCACATTAAAAGAATCTGTCACTAGCTGATCTAGTGTGCTTCCAAAAAATCGTTGGTTAGTGTCGGATCTAAATACTTCAGGTAAAAAATTTAGGGTGCTAATTAATGCCATTAGTATGTTCCTACTAGGTTGTTGCCAAGATTAAGTTGTGCTGCGGTTACTGCACCAATGATGTCAATGTCGTTAACTGTTGCTGCACTGGTGATAATTTCCCAAGGTTCGCTGTTGATTTGAAAGTAATTACCAAATACTAAACTATCGCTAGCTGGTACAATTAAAATACTAGCTATGTTAGGAGCCAATGTTGAGTGCAGGTATGCTGATAACTCTGAAAAATAGAATGTATCACCAAAATCCCAGTTGCCAACATCAAAGTATCTATTGATTGCTGAAATAACTTGACTCTTTATTTCGTTATCGGTTATATTGACTGCTGGATTTTTCACTACCTGAAAACGTGCCTGTAATGAAGGGTCTGCTTTTGCGCCGAACAATGGTTTAAATTTGGCAGGATTATAGACTATGCTATCGCTAACAGTTTTGTAGTTATCTAACTCGCTGTAGTCAATTTCCAATGTACTTGAAGTAGGCGGAGTTGGCTGTGTTAGTGTACCAGTTAAATCTCTAAGCCAAGCAGCATATGTTCTAGTATACTCCGAAGTTAGAATATACAAATCAATGATGTTAATAGGCGTTGGATCAATTCTATTACGGCTAGGAGAATTGTGTTTGTATCTAAAATACAAATTGTCTCGGCTAGTGCTCGAACCAGCAGTGGTTGTATATAGATCGGGATCGTCCGGAACTCCCTCAAGGTGTGAACTTGGGGATTTAACTAATATTTTACTGTCGTCGACATATCCATCCACTGCTGTAATTATATCGTAAACTTGCCAAATTACATCAGTGTCCATTGGTTGTGCGCCACCGGGCTTGGTATTAATTTTTAATAGTTTAATCGAATCTGTTATGTTCTCACCGCTCAACGAATCATAAACTTTAACAGTTGGATCGTAGTAGAATTTAGTCGATCCGGTACTGGAGAAAGTGTATGCCAGTGTCTTGTACTCGATATTATATAGCCCTTGATTGTAATTAAACTTCATCAACCATCCAGAATCTGGTGTTGTGCCAATGTTCGACGGTGGTATGTTTTTCCATACCTGATTTACTTGATCGTATGTTAATCCAAAATTAGTTTTTGCTGCAATCTGACTAACCATTGTGCTAATTAAACTGCTGGATAGATCATTTTTATATGTAGGAATAATACTTGAATTTCCCAATAGCCCAGGGCCAGTTATAACAGCTCCAGTGGGCACTACATTAGCAAATCTAATTAAGTTTGGTGTGGTTGGATCAGTTGCTGCAACTACACCAGCGACCGCTGAGTAAAAAGTTGAGCTGTTGCTGGTGAACTGCACCGTGGCACCGGGTGCAATATATTGAAGGTTACCAGTTACTCCTGTGCCTACTTGCAAGGTATTTCCAGCATACTGTAAGTAGCCACTGCTGCTGACTGTGCTATTTGCTGTTTGAAAAAACGTTACATTGGCATAAGGACTATTATAACGTTGGTAATTAGCATAATAATAATTACGCATACCAGTTGAATTGATTGCTGGAATTACATCATTATAAATTGCATTATAAATGTCGTTAGAAGTCAAAAAGTCAAAATTCAATGACCTGGCAGCGGTATTTGCTGTAATAGTGCCATCTTCGCCAAATATGTTTGTGCTACTATAGCTCTTGGTTGGGTCCAATGAATCTAAATATAAACTAATTCCTGAACTAGTTCTGTTGACTGCTTTAACTTTTTGTATGCTGGTAAATGTAGTCAGCGGAAGAATATTATAATCCTCACCGGTAATCATACGATTTTGTGTATAGTACTGTTGCGGTGCATACGACTTAATAGAATTCAATGATTGAGTTGATGTAGCATTAGTAACAGTATATTTCAAACTAGCAGTAACAGTTAATGTTTCTACTGTGTTTTTAGAACTGATATAGCTGAATGCCACACTAACTGATGACATATCATCTGGCGTTACGCTATAGTTTGCACCTGTGTTGGTACGGTAATAGAATCTGAAGTTTCCCTGAGGAATATTACTAAAGCTACCGTCGCCAAATACTAATCCAACTTGATCGTTGCTTAACGAATTAATTTGGTATAAGTTTTTATTTGATTCTTGATTGTAAATTACGTTGACACCGGTTAATGCAGGAACTGCGCCCCATAGTGTTTGCGTTGAGTTATTTGGGCCAAGTTGGTATAACCAATGGTCATTGTTGTTGATATTATTTGTAGCTATTTGTACAAAGTTATTTGGGATAGCATTTTGAAAATTAATATCTGTTGCCTGCAGATTGCCTTGTTTAAAATACAAGAACATACCAGTATCATTACTACCGTTACCGTTGTTATCATTTCTGTATAAAATGTTAAATCTACCCGATACAGTTGGATCAACTTCGTATATGTAACTTTGCCCAACAGATGTTGCACTAACTGCTTCAAATGGTAAAGTAGTTGACAATAGATTTACGTTAAACTTGGCCACTGGCAAGCTGTTTGGATTTAGTCTTATACTGTATTCATCTGTTTGAATACCGTTTAATACTTGGCTATTACCGGGCTTGCCCAGTGCTTGTCTAGAAACCAGTGCAGAATTAATAATTGTAGTAAACTGCTCTAACCAATTATCGTTAGTAAGATCGTTCCAATTAACTGTAACACCTGACAGGTTAATTCCGCTGCTGTCAGTTATAGTTTCTGTTGTTTGCACTGAATCAATTTTTACTAATCCAGTTGCACTGCTGCTGCGAGTTGGATTGTAACTTAGCATACGGGATAGCTTTAAAATACTATCTCTGCGCTGTGCTGTGTCTAAGAAGTTTTCCCGTGCATTTAAATCTGAGCGGAAAGAAAGGCTTTGCCCCAGGAATGCAATACAATCAATTAGGGCCAAATATTCAGAGCTTTCAATGAAATCATTGAATGTTTCTGGATAATATGTCTTAATGTACTCAATCATACTATTACGAAGTGTTTCAAAATCGTAACTGGTAAAATCAGCATTGCTGAAAGATTGGTATACTTTTGTCCAGTCCTGTTCGACTAGTAAGTTAGTTTGACGAGTAGTTTGTGCCATATGTGTTTACCTATATCATATATTTATTTAGGTAAATTATATGGTCAGTTAATATGATGATGTTAGGGATCTTGTGGCTTGATCAAACAATAAGTTGAAAGTTTCAGACTGATCTGTTGGTACATAAGTCAAACTTATTTGTATTTGTAAGCCGTTTGTTTGTTCCGTAATTGATACCGATTCTACTGCAAGTCGGGGATCATAACGAACTATACGTTTGACATCGTCTGATATAATCTGTTGGGAATCATCATCCAATGGTTCGAATAACATATCCCATATAATCGTGCCAAAATCAGGATTCATTAATCGAGAACCCTTTCTAGTATTAAAGTAGTTAAATAGATCCTGTTTAGCCAGAGCATAATCCTCTAAGCTGTACTTTTTCTTGTTAACTAGTGTGCTAAAACCTCTGTATGTTGCCATATATGTATTTATTTTAAATTAGTGTTTGTAGAGCATATCTACCACTGTTAAAGTTTGCAATTCCGTTGCCTTTGTTGAAAAATCTCCAGGCATATGCGCCTGTTCCCGACGGGTTATTCCTATTAGGCTTTTTACCTACACCCAAATCCCAAGCAACGTATACCATTCCGGCTGCAACATCATTGGTGTCGGTATTTTTAATAGCCCCAATATTTTGTAATTCCAAGTAAAGATCGTTTATTCTTTGATATGCCAAGTGATCTTGCACTACCTGAGCTATCAGAAACGTATCTATATCCGGCACATCATAGAAGTAATAAGCATAAGAATTGGTATTATTTCTAATGTATGTGGGTTGCCAGGTGTTACGATAGTTAACTGCATCAGTTCCATATTGATTGATTGCACCGGCTATCAATAGTCCATAACTTTCTAACTGTGCAGGTGTAATTTGATAGTAGCCAAGCTCATCATTTGCCCCAATCTTAGACAAGTTCCAGCCGCTTTTGTCGTAGGCAATTTGCGATTGTAAGCTTTGTAATTGCAAATTAGTCAAAGTACCAATATTGGCCCATGACGGCGGTAGTGTAGGTACGTCGGGGCGACCTAGCCAGCTGATTGGCATAGGGTTAGGAATAGCTTGTCCCACTGCATTTAGAAATCCAAGATCTTGTAACATATTATGGGAATCCAGAGCTGGCTATACTAGATGCTGCCGAGGCACCACTTGCAAAATTACTAACAGCATTACTTATACCAACTCCTAATAATGCTAGAGAACCACCAAGTACTATATTTTTAAGAGCATTATTGCCAGAGCCGTTTGGACCAGGGCGGGTGCCGTCTGAGTTTTGCCATGGTTCGTGGCCAGGTACCACAGTACAGGTACTGGCCACGGCATCATCTTGCAGTTCCCAGCGTGTGCCACTGAATTGCACATCCGGGAAATCTTTAGGCATAGTCGGTATCACAGGGATTGGTATTGGAGGTTTGCCGCTGTTTAGTTTCAGCATACCCAATCCAACAATGCTGGTGATACTAGGCGAACCAATGGTCAATGGGCCGCCTGACGATATTGTTGTTGTTGCCATACCAGTGATACTTAAAAATCCATTGGTCTTTAGAGAGGCTCCAGTCATACCCGAAATACCAACAGATGCTAAACTAGATATGTTTACACCCTTTGACCCTTGTATGTTTACTGCTCCGCCGCTGTGTATGTTTACTAACGTGTCACTATGTAAATTTAATGCCCCCACAGTGCGCAGATTAAATCCTGCATATCCGTACATATTAATCATACCGTTGTTACTAAATTCCATCCAATGGTATCCGCTAGCACTGCCTATATAGAATACTTGCTCAGTATCGTTCATTAATATCTGATGTCCCGCAGATGTGCGCAGTCTAATCAATTGATCTGTTCCGTCGGCGGCTGCCCCATCATCCATAACAAATTGGTGACCACCTTTGCGCATTATAACCTGCTGAGGATTGTCTTTGACTTGATCTGTGGTTGTAGCTTTGCGTCCCGGAGTACTTATACCATATACATTACTAGGACTTTCTCTTAGACTACTTGAACTAATAGAACCGCGAATTTTATCTCTATCTAACCCTTGTCCTATTAACAAAGAACTTTGGTATTCGTGAAAGTATCTGGGTGTTTTTTCCAAGCCGTCGGCATCAAATGCTTTAGGTGATGCTGTACTGGATTCTACCACTGGTAGTATACTGTCAGGTCCCAGGTATGGAGTTACTGGACTGTCTGTGGGTGCTGTAGTATTTTCTGAACCACCGATGTTTCTGGCTAGACCGGGAACCATATGGTGTGTTGGGCTGTCATAAACACAAGCGAACCAATAACCACGATCTCTCGATCCTGCAACAAATGTAACTAAAACTTGGCACCCAATATCAGGAGGTACAAACCACATACCGTAACTTTGACCCACTGTGTTTGCATTATCAGGAAGAAGTTGACTATCTGTTCCGTAGGTTGTTCCATAGAACGGACTTGCATAACTAACTGTAGTTTGCGAATTTGGATCTTCTAGGTCGTCGCCCCAGTCCGGGATATAAACCAGTAGCTGTCCCATCCTTGAACCTTCAACGTGTTTTACTACCGTTGCCACATACGGGCCTGGATCAATTGTGGTGCCGGCTTTTTTACTGTCAGCGGTATATGACGTACTGCCTGCCGACGATCGTTCTGCGTTACTTGCCATTTATGTGTATTCCGTATTTTACTTTAATTTATAGGGTGCCGGCGCTATTCATCTGTTCTTTCGGCTATAGCTGTACTTTGTGCTGGTGCAACAAAATCTGAGTTGATTAGCCTCGACATAGTTAAAACCTGCGTAAATTTACCACTAACAAACTTATTGTCAATATCTCTTATAACATATTGTCCCCCAAACAACGAAGGAGTTACACCAATTGGGGGGTACACTAGCCCTTGACCTGTGATATCTAAGTCCATATCAATTGGGGTATTAATAATCAAACTAATAGGAACCATACCAGTATCAAATCTTATATGCCCGTATTTTTCGGCAAATTCAGCTTGGCTAACTCCGCTTATATTATTATAATTTATTGCATCTACAGGGTCGGGGGTATAAAACCAATCATCTTGTTTTAGTAGTGTAGGGTCGCCAAGTATAGTTAGTTTCACATCAATCATTGCAGCTTCGTTGTATACGCCGCGCCTAATAATATCCATCATTTGTTGTGCGTCAGAACTATCAATGATATTCAATCCAGCAGTGGAGTTTTGGTCGCCACGAACTGCTCTTACTCTACTTTCTGATACTGTACCCACTGCTCTAAATGCCGGGATAAGTGCTTTAAACAGAGACGGTGTTAACATGGGATTGGGCAATAGGCTTTTATATATTGAAAGAGCTGTTGACTTAGAAGCAGTTTGTGCGGCCACTGAATTTGTGTACTTCATGACTGTAACAAAATAGCTAGTATCAAAGTCTATTTTTAAATCAATTACATCACTGTTGCCACCAGTGTACAAATATTCGTATTTTTTAACAGTATGCGGACTAGAATCTACAAACTGCGGCAATGCCGGATGTTCAGTTCTCCAATTATCGTAGGGCCTGATATTAATGATCATTTTTTTAGCGCGGGTGTTACGCAAAGGATCTACATCTCCTATTTCCATCTTAGCTGTAGTTTTAAATGCTTTAAATACCTGAGTTTGAGTAAGACTATTAATTATCGTCGGAGTTGTACCTCCTGCTGGCGTTTGATTTGCCAATGCAATAGATAATTGATCATTGAGATATCTGCTATGCGACATTATTTTTGTAATGATTGACGTAATCTTTGTACCGGCAGGTATGTTAAAAGAAGTTTCCTTAATATTAATTAAATTACTTCCAGGATCACCTCGGCTCAATGATATATTGGTTTCATTGAGTATTTTTGAATCACCTATCACTGGATCAATTTTAAATTCAATTTGATCCGGTATTCCCATAAATCGTTTAGCAACTTGTGTTTTCCAGTAATCATTTAAGTTGGTTGCTAGACTGGTAAAAAATTCATTGACTGTCGACACTCCCTCGACACTGATATCCTTATCCAAGAATCCGTATTCTTTCATATACGACAAGTGAGCATAAGGAGCAAAGGTAACCTTATACTCGGTTCCTTTATTGCTAAGATTTATCTTTACTTGGTTAAGGATTATAGGAAATCTTTTTCTAAATTTTTTATTAACTGGCATCGGCCGACCTGCATCGTCATATCCTTTAAAATCTAACTGAAGTATAAATGGCTGTTCTGTCCAATTTTTAAATTGATATCCGTCGTAACTAGCAGCAACCAATTGATCAATGAATGTAATTCCAATTGGCTCAATTATTGTCATTGACCCTTGTATTAGATTTGTACTTTCTTGAGACAGGCCGCCTGTAGGGCCTGTCTTAAAATTAACTTCTTGTATATTATAATTTAATCCCAGAGTTCCGGGTATGCGTCGATTTGGATACAGCCCACTATCTTCAGCAACCACATAACTTTTTGGGCCAAATTCCCATTCTTGCGCCGTTGATACATCTTTGGCGGCGCCCAGTGTTTTAATTTCATCAACATCAGTCCACCACAAACTCCAGGAGTATGTATACGAAGCAAATCTATGTAATGGATTGGGTACTAAATTCGTAGGTTTTTGTTGTTTTAATTGGCCAGGTACTGAGGTCGCTGGTGGCGCAGTATTTGGTGCCGGCTCTTCGTCAACTGTTAAATCAACTCCACCGGGGTGCATTGGTGCATTTCCGGGTATTGTGATATCGCTAGTAACACTGGTCACTGGCAGAAGCAACGACTGGGCCGATATTCGTCCTGCAGGATCAATGATTTGTTGTGTAGTTGAAGTAGTGGTACCGGATGCTTCTGTAACAACTACTGTGCTGGTTACAAGTTGGCCGCCTGGCCCCAAATCTGGAAGTGGTTGTACTGATTGAGAAAAGGTTGCCACGAATTACAGCCCCAGAGATATTTTTACTACTTCTTTGTTGGGCAAATATATCACCCTCGGGGCAATAAAATCAAACAATGGATCTTTAAGAATATCTGGATTTCTTAAAGTAAATACCCACCAAAGATTAGTATCGCCGTATAAGTCATATGCTAAAAGATCTGGGCGACGGTTATATAATGTATCAATTTGATACAAGGCGTCGCTGGGGTCTGGATTTATTGTTTTACCAGCCCACAGGTCCAAAAATGTGCCCCATAATCCTGTTCCCGAATATAAACTAGTTTTAGAGTATGTAGCTGACATTAAATAAATCCTCCGGGTCCACCGCCTGTGGTCCATTGACCACCTTGGCTAGTTCCATAAACAGTAACTCCGCCATTGGCAAATGGAGAATTAATAAGAGCACCTTTACTAAAGTCCCTGAGACTAAATCCTTGGCTCTGTGAAAGTCTGCTGTATATTGGCTGCAAGGTTAGTGTGATAGTACTCTTTGTTGGCAATCTTGTGCTATTAAGTCTGTAGCTAACTGATTGCGGGTTATATTGTGTTCTAGTAGCTGCTGGCTCCGGTACTTCTATATAGTCTACATCTGCTGGCATAGTGTGTGCAAAAGACGTAACAATACAAGATACATTTGGTAGATAATATTGACCGTAACCATTTAGATAAACGATAGGGGGCGGTGTTCCAGCATCTGGATCTCCACCAAAAAACATTTTTGTAACACTACGGAAAAAGTGTAGTGTTGCCAATAGGTATTGTCCCTCGTTCACATTCTGCACAGTAAATTCGCCGGCAATAGATATAGCCTGTACTGCGCTGCTATCGTAAAAATAATTTGTATAATTGCTATGTGTTAATTTTTGTTCAGAGTAACTGGCCACGTGTGTTACTGTAATGTTTGGGGTGTAGGGAAATACTACACCTATACGTTTTTTTCCGCTTAATCCAACTGTGTTAGTTAAACTATTAACAATTTGTCCACCGAGACTGTCACCAATTTGATTAACCAATGGACTTAATAAGAAGTTATTGGGATCTTTATAAAAATAGTCTGCGCCCGGTGCTAAACTTATACGTACTCGCCAGTCCTGATTGGCATTGGGATACTTTATTTCTGGAGGACTATTTGTACGATCTACATAGCGGAACGCCTGGGATAAAGTTAATCTGCTGCCCGACTGTTCGAGCGTGGATGGCCCAAAAGTAGTGGACTGTGGCGCATAGCCTACTTGGCTCATACGGGGAGTTCCGGAATCTGTTGCTAGGCCAGATCTTAAAGAATTAGGTAGTACAGGCATATGCGTTCCAATTTATATTGTATTTATAGCAAAAATTATATGCTAAGATAATGTTTTATAAACTCGGTTGACTTGCTAAGTTTAAATATGCTAGTATGTATCAACTACAAGGATTCCCTAAGGTGAGACACAATTATTTAAATAACAAAGATATTCTAAAAGAAATACATAAAAGTAAAAATTCTTATTGTACTTACACTAGTCCCGCAGTAGCAGATTACGATATGATTCTGCCTGATGTTGGCAAAATTAATAAGAAAAATATACTTCAGGCACGTAAAAATCGTGCAGAAAGACTAGCTAAACTTGCCCACGAAGCTGCTACAGCAGATGGCACTAAACGTAAGCTAGACGAGTTTGAAATCAAACTCAAAGATGTAGCGGACACCGATGTAGTATTTCGTGTTATGACCTGGGACCACGTTCCAGTTGACGATATTAAAAGTCGTAAAGCTGCTATTAAGTTAATGGAGGAAGAAGGCGTTCCCCGCAGCGAATATGACGATGACTCGGATATTGACATATCCGGCAGCACAAAATATGTCAAAGTAAATTTCCCACCATTTGAACACTATCAAGTTGACGCCGATGGTGCCAGCGTGTGTGTTGGCCGTAGCCATTGGGTTGGTGTATTGGATAATGGTAAGTTTAGCAAAGATCACGGAGCAATGACTCCAAAATTGGCGCATATGTTTATTAAACTGTGCGAACGCTATGCTACTCGCAGCAACTGGCGTGGATATACTTACAACGACGAAATGCGTAGTCAGGCATTATTACAGCTAAGTCAAATTGGGTTACAATTCGACGAATCCAAAAGTCAAAACCCTTTTGCTTACTATACGGCTGCAATCACAAACTCATTTACCCGTGTATTAAACATCGAAAAACGTAATCAAAACTTGCGTGATGACATATTAGAAATGAATGGCCTAACTCCCTCCTACACACGACAAGGTATGGCATCAGGCGGCTATCACGGCGACGACGAGTAATAGTCGATGAAAATTTATGTAGTTGGTGACTCGCACGTATATGGAGATGAATTAAAGTCTCCATCGACAGATTCTTGGCCAGCATTATTGGCTAGTAAACTTGGTGCCAGCTGTGTCAATGACGGAGTACAATGCGGATCTAATCAGCGTAATGTGTTTAATACTATCAAGCATTGCGCTGATCTAGATATTGATCTATTCATTATTAGTTGGACTACTACTGCTAAATTTACATTTTACAAGTCGGACGACAACATCGAAGGCAATTTTAATCCAAAATTAATAGATTATACCTTTGGTGATAAAGATTTTTACAAAATATGGGGTCGTACCTTATTCCAAGTTTGGTACAATAGAATGTTTGGATTTAAAAATTGGCTGCAACAAATTGTTTTATTGCAAAGTTACTTAAACACAAATAAAAAACAGTATCTAATGGTCAATAGCCACAGTAACGAATTAACTCGATGGCTTTCTCCAAAAGATCGATTTATCGAACAGGTTAAACCATTGATCAACTTTGATATAATGGACGATGATCAAATTTTTGAAGTACACCGAGAAATACAATTTTATGCTAGTCAAATTGACACTTCGAAGTTTTATCGTTGGCACGATTTTGCTATACGGGATATCCTACCATTATTTCCGTCCGGACCAAGAGGACACTTCCTAGAAGACGGGCACCAACATATAGCTGAGTTACTTTATAAACACCTGTGTTTTTAAATATTTGTATCAACTACAAATAACACCATTATATTTGATGGAGCAGAATTAACCTGCTATACTTACACTATGACAAATCTCTTTAAGAAAGCTGCGATATTCACGGACATACACTTTGGACTAAAGTCCAATAGTCAGTCCCACAACGATGATTGTTTAAATTTTATTAAATGGGCCACTGCCAAAGCCAAGGAAGAGGGCTGCGAAACAGCTATGTTTCTAGGCGATTGGCACAATAATAGAGCATCAATAAATATTGTCACGCTGAACTATAGCCTAAGGGCGTTGGAGCATTTAAATGACAACTTTGACCGTGTTTTCTTTATTCCTGGTAATCATGACTTATATTATCGCGATAAACGGGATGTTCAGAGTGTTGAATGGGCAAAGCATCTTAGTAACATTACTATTGTTAACGATTGGTTCACTGACGGAGATGTTACTTTTGCTCCTTGGTTAGTGGGTGACGATCATAAGCGCATTAAGAAGCTGTCGGGCAAATATATGTTTGGACACTTTGAGCTGCCTGGTTACTTAATGAACGCAATGGTCGCTATGCCCGAACACGGCGAGCTAAGACGTGATGACTTTGTTAGATTCGAACACGTTTATTCAGGTCATTTCCATAAGCGCCAAACACAAAAAAATATCACTTACTTGGGCAATTGCTTCCCCCATAACTATGCCGATGCCGGAGACGACGATCGAGGACTAATGATACTAGAGTGGGGTAAGCCTCCAGAGTACCATTCGTGGCCCGATCAACCAATGTACAGAGTATTTCAATTGAGCGATGTTCTTAAACATACCGAACTTATGCTCAAGCCGGGTATGCACGTTAGAGTAAACCTAGATATTGACATCAGTTACGAAGAAGCAACATTTATTAAAGAAACATTCATTGATACTTATAGGTTGAGAGAAATTACTTTAATACCTGCTAAAACAACAGATTTGACAGATTACGAAATACAGGGTAACATCGAGTTTGAGTCAGTTGATCAAATTGTTGTGGGGCAGTTGAGTACCATTGACAGCAACCAATACAATCCAAATTTACTTTTAGACATTTACAGGAATCTTTAATTATGACCCTTAGAATTAAAGATCTGACCGTTAAAAATTTTATGAGTGTGGGTAACACCACGCAAGCAGTAAACTTTGATAGACAAGACCTTACATTGGTGCTTGGGGAAAATATGGACCTGGGCGGCGACGACTCAGGTGCTCGTAACGGTACAGGTAAGACTACTATTATTAATGCATTAAGCTATGCATTTTATGGTACTGCACTAACAAATATTAAAAAAGATAACTTGATCAATAAAACCAATCAAAAAAATATGTTGGTCACAATTGATTTTGAAAAAGATGGACAAAATTATAGAATCGAGCGCGGGCGCAAACCTGGTATTATGAGATTCTGGATCGGCGAGAACGAAAAAGAAATCACCGACGATGCCCAGGGCGATAGCCGAGAAACACAGTCGGACATTGAGCGTATGTTGGGTATGAGCCACGATATGTTTAAACATATTGTAGCATTAAACACTTATACTGAGCCGTTTTTAAGTCTGCGGGCAAATGATCAGCGTACTATAATTGAACAATTACTGGGCATTACCTTGCTCAGTGAAAAAGCAGAAACGCTTAAAGAGCAGGCAAAAGAAACCAAAGATGCTATTACTGCTGAAGAATTTCGAATTAAAGCAGTTACTGATGCTAATCGCAGAATTGAAGAACAAATTGAAGGACTAAAGCGCAGACAAACGCTGTGGAAAAACAAATACGCCGAAGATGTTAACAAATTACAAACTGCACTCGACCAGCTGTTAAAAATAGATATTGATTCCGAAATCCATTCACACAAAGCTCTTACTGCTTACAATCAAAAGCGTAAAGATATTGCTGACTTAACTACTGTACTTAAACGTGCTGAATCCGATGAAGCACGTAATCAAAAGCTGCTAGATAAACTTAAAAAAGAACTTGCAGCATTAGAAGATCATAAGTGTAGCACTTGCGGTCAAGACTTACACGACGTTACACACGAGCAATTACTCACAGAAAAAAAATCGGCTATACAAGAAGCTGCACTACAAGCACTTAGCGATAATGGGCAATGGATGGAGCTAAAAGATGCCCTGCGGGAACTAGGAGAACTTGGCATTCAGCCCAAGGTATTCTATGACAAAGAAGAAGACGCAATTCATCATCGTAGTACTTTGGCTAATTTACAAACTCAGCTGACTGCAAAAATTGATGAAGAAGATCCTTACGCAGAACAAATTGTAGAAATGCAGGAGCAGGGTGTAGAAGAAATTTCGTATGACACAATGAACGAACTTGCAGTTATGCGGGATCACCAGGATTTCTTACTTAAATTGCTTACCAACAAAGATAGCTTTATACGTAAACGTATTATTGATCAAAATCTAAGTTATTTAAATGCTAGATTGGGACAATACTTAGATCGCATAGGACTTCCGCATACAGTAAAGTTCAACAACGACCTAACTGTAGCCATTACAGAGCTGGGACGTGATTTAGATTTTGACAATCTATCACGCGGCGAACGAAACAGACTTATTCTTTCCTTATCGTGGGCATTCCGTGATGTGTGGGAAAGTTTATATCAACCAATCAACTTATTGTTTATTGACGAACTGGTCGACAGTGGCATGGATGCCAGTGGTGTTGAAAACAGTCTGGCTATTCTTAAAAAGATGAGCCGAGATGCTAACAAGAGTATTTGGCTAGTTTCGCACAAAGATGAGTTAGCAGGGCGTGTTAATAACACGTTACACGTGGTTAAAGAAAACGGATTTACTAGTTACAATACTGATGTCGACATTACTTGAAACTGTTAGAGTATTACACTTAGAGCCAACTGATGTGTGTCAGGCGGCTTGTCCGTTGTGTGCTCGTGAAACAGATACTTCATTTAATAAGGATGTACAGCACGTACTCACTGTCAACGACATCGAGCGTATTGTAGGAGAGCAGGTAATTTATCGCCTAGACAAAATGTTTATGTGTGGTAACTACGGCGATCCCGCAGCAAGCCACGAAACATTATCTATTTTTGAATACTTTAGAACAGTAAACAGTAGCATTACCCTAGGTATGAATACCAATGGTGGGCTACAAAATAGTGCTTGGTGGGCTAGGCTAGCTGGCATACTATACAAACCTGCAGACTATGTGGTGTTTAGCGTTGACGGCTTAGAAGACACTAATCATCTATACCGACGCAACGTTAGTTGGGATCGCGTAATGCAAAATGCCAAAGCATTTATCCAAGCCGGTGGCAATGCGCACTGGGATATGTTAGTATACAAACACAACGAACATCAGGTTGATGCTTGCGAACAGTTAGCAGCACAGATGGGATTTAAATGGTTTCGTGCCAAAGTTAGTAAGAGGCCTGCTACTGTGGAATGGCTACAATCCCCTAAGGGATGGGCAAGACCAACGGTCGATTCGGGAGAAGTTAACTGTTTTAGAAATAACGACCAAAGTTTGTATGTTAGTGCAAAAGGCCTTATACATCCTTGCTGCTGGTTAGGGCACGGTATAGAAACTATAAACAACTTTGATCAAATACAGGCCGGCTGGAGTACAGATACGTGTAATCCTGTTTGTAAAGAGAACTGTTCCACTAGTAACAACCTGTCAAATTTTACAGGGCAATGGCAAAGAAACGTACCATTGGTAGGCAATACAAAATATTATAAAGAGTTTAAGGGTGTGTGATAAGTATGTACGATGACATGGTATTACCAAGATACACCCGTAAATGAATTACCCGAAGATTGTGTTGGTTTTGTTTATTTAATAACCAATACTGTAACTGGACGGAAGTACATAGGTAAAAAATTAGCTAAATTCTCTAAAACAACTTATAAAGTAGTAAAACTTAAAAACGGTAACAAAAAACGCAAAAAGATTCGAAGCAAAATTGATTCGGATTGGCAACAATATCATGGCTCAAGTACTGAATTAACTGAAGACATCAACCAACAAGGCCCAGACAAATTTAAACGCGAAATACTTTACTATTGCAAAAGCAAGGCAGAATGTAGTTATATTGAAGCCCGCGAGCAGTTTAGTCGTAGAGTATTAGAATCAGATGATTATTACAACGGACAGATCAGTGTCCGTGTCCATGGCTCTCACATCAAAAACAAAATCTAGTCTCAGACACCCCGTCTATCTTAATAGAAAACAGTATTTGACTTGCACAGGTTACGACATCGTGTGCCCAAGATAACCGGCTTAACTGCACGGGGACGGAAGACTCTTCGCTGTAAAGAGCACTCAGCAACTATCCTTAACAGGACGTAGATTGGATATGCCTACATACAACCAGTTTTGCTGTTTGAACAAAAATAGATAACCAAGGCTAAAAGATGCGGCTCTGATGAAAAAGACACAACCGCAGCGTGTATAACAAGCTAACTTTTGTATATGCACGTACCGTCGTATAAAGGCTAGGGTAGAGGTACAGGACGACCGCCTCTGAACAGTATTGTTGACCCTTTAAGTTAGTGATTGTGCTACTCGGATGATGTACTCAATTTGATCTTTGCCCTTTGCGGGCAAAGTATGACTGATTTATCTGGATGATATACAAAAACAATAATTAAAAAAGATTGATGAGCGTTAGCGATATCAATAGATGAACGTAGTTCATCTTAACAGTATTAAAAGAATGGCATCCCAGACTTTTCAGCAGTTTCCAAATTACTTTCTATAATCTTATTGATAATACGCCTATCATCATATGATAACATCACTGCATCTTCGTATGAAATGCTACCGCGCATATACCAGCACATAGTTAAGAGGTCTTTCTTTAAGGCTTTTGATTCTTTGTCGAAGTTGTCGAGCATTTCGACAATGTCCTCATTGGATGATGTCAAAAGCCTTAGACGAAAAAATTTGTTTGTTCAAACATAAACGGAGCAGTGAAGTCTTGATTACATTCAGGATTTTCGCAGGTTAACTCTACTAGATTATGTTCGCTATTTTGTTTGTTAATTATTTCTAATCGATCTTTAATTAGATCCCAAAGTTTTCTATCACAGTTATTTAGAAATTCTGTAATATAATCAACTCTTGTTACCACTGTGCCGTCGTCCATTTTAATGCCAGCAATACTTTTAGTAACTTGCTTTATTCCGGATATAATTAGTTTTTGAAACATTTCGTCAAATTTCTTAACTTTTTCTTCTTCGGAAATTTCTTGATCTTGCACTAATTGTAAAATACGCTGTTCTTCGTATACATTAACATTATTTTTATTATAGTCTTCGTATGATTGTGGCTTTAGCATTATTTCTAAACCATTGAATAAAACTGTTTGGCTCCAGTCTGACGGATTAATTTTATCTAGTATGAATGATAAATCGATTGCTTTTTCATTTTCTGTACCGCAATGGGGACACTTGCTTTTAAAATCTAATTGTTTACCGTAAGATGCAATTCTAATAGCTATTAAGATAGCATCCAAATCTACAGTTGGTACTTGCCAAGCGTTTTTAATGGCAGGACAGCAACTTTCTATTACGTGAGCAGTACTAGCACCGTTTAATAATGCGTCAGGTGTTTTCATTGTAAGCTCATCTTTTGCAGTCATTGGGTAAATTGGAATCTCCCCAGTAACTGGCAAATCAATCGAACCTTCGGCATACCACCGTCCTTCGCTTGGCAATTTAATATAAATTGCAGGTTGTCTAAAATGTTTAGTTAACGGATTGCCGGTTAATACACTCATGTTTTAACTCCATAAATAATTGATATATGTACTTATCACACCAATTAACTGCGTAGATTAAAATGGCTGAAATGGATCCACGTTACGAGAGTTTACTTGCCGAACTAGATAGACTTAGATCGACTGCTAGAGCTGCGGGCGATGCCAATGGCAGTATGGTTAAGTCAATGGAAAGACTTAAACTTGAAGAAGATCTGCGAATAAAGCAATTGTCTAAGGCCACAGGTGTCAGTGAAAAAGAACTAGCAGCAAGGGAAAAAGTAGCAAAAGCAGCAGACGATGCTGCAATGTCAGAAATACGGCGCACACAGGCTGCTGATAAAGCTGCCAAAGACGCAGAAATGCGTCAACAAGAGCGAGATAAAAAACAAACTGAAGCAATACTAAAAGCAGTTGGCAGTATTAAAGGTTTAGGCAGTCAAGCAATAAATGCAACAGCTGGGATGTATGGCACTACTCAGGTATTTGAAAGTGCAATACCTACATTAAAGTTATTAGGAGATACAACAAAAGCAGTAGTAAGTGCAATAGCTGCAATGGGTTCTGCAATACCTTTTATTGGCGGATTATTTACTGCTGCTGACAAAGCAACAGGTGCAATAACGTCGATGGTGGTTGCAGTTGCAACACTTGAATTGCAAATGGCCCAGAAGTATTACGATACTTATCAGCAAATTAACAAGGCTGGTGTTGGGTTCAGTGGTAGTATTGGTGGCTTAAAAGGATTCCTCGACGAGTCTGGGGTTTCTCTTGGCACCTTTTCTAGATTTGTAGCAGCAAGCAGAGATGATCTAATAGGATTTGGTGGTGGCCTTGAGTTGGCTTCTAAAAATGTGCTAAACTTGGGTAAAGGCTTGGCAGCAGCTGATCCTAAACTACTAATACTAATGGGAGGTCTAGACGGACTTTACGGGGGTATTGCTGACTACGGTGCATCATTGGCCAGAATGGGAATTGATTTAGCCAAACACCCGGAACTAATGAAAAAAGGTCTTTCTGACTATCTTTATACTCTCAAAGAAGTTGAAACGGTAACAGGTATGTCAGTTGATCAGCAGCGTAAAGCCAACGAAGCAAGGTCCACAGAAATATTGTTTCAAAAGAGAGTACAAGAAATTATGGCAGCAGACCCAACGGGCGGCGCCAAAAAAGTAGAAACTGTACAAGCAATAATTAATATGCTTGAAACTCAGTTTGGAAAAGATTCTCCAATGATTAAAACGGTTAAAGAATCGTTTGGAAATCGCGGACAGTTGATAAATCCCGCAACCATTGGATTTGCAGCACTAGCACAAGGGTTACCTGAATCTATTAGGGCAATGTTAGATGTAGCAGAACAAGGTGGTCAAACGGAAGAAGCACTAAAACCTCTAATAGAATTTATATCTCGACAAAAAGGCGCACTAGGTAGCGGCGCAGCAAATACAATGGCAGGAATTATAGGGGCCGATCCTAGTCAAACCGGGCCAATGCGTGATTACATACAATTTTTAGCGTTGGCCGGTTCTAGAAATATTAGTGTAACAAAAATGTTAGAAGCTATTAAAAACGCCAAAGACGGACGTGGCGCCCCTGTTGAAGATTTAACCGCAAGAACTGCCACTGCATTAATAAAATTAGAAGAAAATCAAATCGCAATGGATAAACACGTCGCGGAAAATTTAGGAAAAATGGCAAACCTTGCACAATTTTTAACAGGACTACAAACTAAGCTAGTTGAAAAATTTGGCCCAATGGTGTCTGACTCATTAACAATGATGTCTGATTTAATTGACAAGCTAATGGGAGAAACCGACCCTATTGCAAGAAATTTACAGCAAACCCGGGCAGCAGCAGCAGCCACAGCCGCTGCTAGTGCGTCAAGGGCTAGGGGAGAAACAACTACACAACAAACAGCAGCAGCAAATGCAGCTAGATTGCAATATACACGAGCAAACCCAATTAGTGCAATTCGAACAGAATTAAATAATCCGCCAGGTGGTAGCGGGGCTCCGCCGCCACCATCCAGTAGTAGTAGTAGTAGTAGTAGTAGTAGTAGTGGGTCTGGACCGAATCGAGCAATGTCGTTGGATGATTTAGTTAATATGGGTATTGTAGTAGATAGTGGTCAGCGAGGCATAAACATGAGAGGGTTGATTCACCCGGACACAGTACAAAGTCTGATGCTACTGAAGGCCACAGGATTTGTGCCACCAATAACAAGCGGAGCCAGAGAAGGGAACGGTCAAGGCCACAGTTTCCCGGGCGGAGCAAAAGCAATCGACTTTGGCGTAGCTGGAAACACTCCAGAAAGAATAGCTTTATATGTAAGGACAATGCGTGCCGCACTTGGCACAGGCAAGTTTAAAAATTTATGGTTTGAAGATTCCGAAGAAACTCCTCTCATGTTGGCGGTTAGGAAAGAACTTGATAAATTGAAAATACCGTCAGGTAATAAAGAAGGTACATTTGTTAACGGATCGTCAACTGGACCCCATATACATATGGAACAGTTTAAGTATGGTGGTATTACTGACGGTCCTAGTATTGCAGGCGAGGACCCGGCTAACCCACACGAAGCAGTTATTCCGTTACCTGACGGAAGATCAATTCCGGTAAAAATTGATTTAAGTTCGTTAACTGATGCCATTTACGAACTAATAGCTATCAACAAAGATCAACTTGATATGCAGAATAGAATAGTACAAGTCAGTGCATAATCTCGGTAAATATACATAACAGAGAAAATTTATGGCCGGTTGTAATTATTACGTGTATCAATACCTTACAGAAAATGGATTACCATATTATGTCGGTAAAGGAAAAAATAACAGAATCAATGTTAATCACAAACACATTGCATTACCTACGGTTGAACGTAGAGTTATTGTTAAAGATGGACTTACTAACAAAGAAGCATACGAAATGGAATCGGAATTAATTAAATTCTATGGTTGTAAAAAACACGGTGGTATATTGGATAATAAAAAGATAACCAGATGGGTAGCAGAACCAGGATGGAAACATTCCGACGATTCTAAGAAAAAAATTAGTGCAGGTAATAAAGGTAAAGTGCGGTCCGAAGAAGCAAAAGCAAAATATCGCACACCTAAAACAGCAGAACACGCCGAAAAAATTAGACAAGCAAATCTAGGAAGACCGTATGATCCGATTAGGGCAGCAAAAATATCAGCTACCCTTAAAGGTAATATACCGTGGAATAAAGGTGTAAAAGGTACTCCTTGGACAGAAGCAAGAAGAAATGCTTACTTACAAAGTAAAGCATTAAAAGGATTTTCATCATGACTTGGCGTAAGTATTTTAAGACCAGTAATTTACCTAGTAACGTAAGCCCCTTAGGTGGCGGCCGTGTACCTGACCCAGGATTTAGAAACTATCAAAGTCAGCTGCCAGAAGTTTATACTGGGCAACCAAATCGTGTTGAGCGTTATAATCAATACGAACAAATGGATATGGATTCTGAAGTAAATGCTGCATTAGATATTCTAGCAGAGTTTTGTACACAAAAGAACCAAGAAAATCACACAGCATTTACAGTTAAGTTCAAAGAACAGCCCAGCGACAACGAAGTTCGTATTATTAAAGAACAGCTACAGCAGTGGGTTGCATTGAATGAATTGAACAAGCGTATGTTTAAAATTATGCGCAACGTATTCAAATACGGCGATCAAGTGTTTATTCGTGATCCAGAAAATTTTAAACTATACTGGACAGAAATGTCTAAAGTTACCAAAGTTATTGTTAATGAAGGCGAAGGTAAAAAACCTGAGCAATACTTAATTAAAGACCTAAATCCCAACTTTGAAAACTTAACAGTTACCGCAGTTGCCACTACAGATACCTATATAAATCACCCGCAAACAGGTGGCCCGTCAGGTGCATACGTACAACCTCAAGCCCCATTTGGTGGCGGTTCACGTTTTAGCCACGCACGTAACGAAGCTGCAATCAATGCAGAACACGTGGTACATATTAGTTTAACTGAGGGTTTAGACGTATATTGGCCGTTCGGTAATAGCGTTTTAGAGAACATTTTTAAAGTTTTTAAGCAAAAAGAGCTCCTAGAGGACAGCATTATTATCTACCGTGTACAACGTGCTCCGGAGCGTAGAGTCTTTAAAATTGACGTAGGTAATATGCCAAGTCATATGGCTATGGCATTTGTTGAGCGTATTAAAAATGAAATTCACCAGCGACGTATTCCTACACAAACAGGTACCGGCGGGCAAAATATGATGGATGCTACGTATAATCCATTGAGTCAAAACGAAGACTACTTCTTCCCGGTTACAGCAGACGGACGTGGATCTAGTGTAGATGTATTCCCGGGTGGTCAAAATCTAGGCGAAATCACAGACTTACGATTCTTTACCAACAAGTTATTCCGTGGTTTACGTATTCCTAGCAGCTATTTGCCTACCACAGCCGAAGACGGCAGTCAAGCATATACAGACGGTCGTGTAGGTACAGCACTGATACAAGAATGGCGTTTTAACCAGTATTGCCAACGTTTACAGCAAATGGTTGCAGACAAACTAGACAGCGAATTTAAGCTGTTTATGAAATGGCGCGGATTTAACATTGATGGTTCTTTGTTCGATTTGCAGTTCAATGAACCACAAAACTTTGCACAATATCGTCAAGCAGACATTGATGCTGCCCGTATTGCTACATTTACACAGCTAGAAGCGTATCCTTATCTAAGCAAGCGTTGGTTAATGAAACGTTATTTAGGTATGACTGAACAAGAGATCAGTGAAAACGAACAACAGTGGGCCGAAGAGCGTGGCGACAATGAATTAGCAACGCCGGATTCTCCAGGACTACGTTCAGTTGGTATTAGCCCCGGTACAGTTAATGCTGACCTAGAAGGATTAGGTCCTGAAGCACCAGCTGGCGGCGAAGCCGGCGGAATTAATGCCCCAGTAGCAGGTCAAGGCGGTGCTCCTAATATTGGTGCAGCAGGTGCAGTTGGCGCAACCCCCGGACTTTAACAAAAAAGGTTAAATAGTTACATATGTTTATTACTGAATTATTTAACCCAGCGCCTAAAGGCTATCGCGACGAAAAAGCAGACCAAAGTGTTGCTAAAATGACCGATAGTCGTAAGACCAGACTGACCTTAGCGCACATAAATCAGCTAAGAAAGTCACACGATGTTCGTAAATTAGAACACGAAAAAAAGCTAGAAGCAGTAGCAAAACAATATACACCAGCCCCAGAAGGCGGTGCTATTCCCGGCGGACTTTAATTAGTCCGATCAAATCCTTCAAAAAACACCCATTTAACCCCTAAATATGCGCAGTTTTGTAAATAAACATACAAAGCCAACTTATTAAGGAGTTCTCATGAACAAGTTTGAAAAACTAATTGAATACATCATTAATGATGAAGATCAAAAAGCTCGTGAATTGTTTCACGACATCGTAGTAGAAAAATCCCGCGACATTTATGAATCTATCATGGACGAAGAGTCAATGGAAGAAACTGTCCACGGAATGGAAGTTGAAGATATGGTCGACGAAGTGGGTGCTGAAGAAGCAACTATGGAAACTGATGAAGAAGGCGAAGAAGAATTTGAACTTGGTGCCGATGACGAAATGGGCGACGAAATGGGTGCCGATGACGAAATGGGCGACATGGGTGGCGAAGAAGAATTAGAAAGCCAGGTAATGAACATTGATGCTAAATTAGACGAGCTATTAGCTAAGTTTGATGAAATCATGGGCGACACTGGTGCAGAAGAGCCTGCAGACGATATGGGTGCCGAAATGGGCGCCGACGATATGGGTGCAGAAGAGCCAGAAATGTTTGAAGCTAAAGAAGGTTCAGGTAAATCGGGTAACCCATTTGCTAAGAAAGGTTCAGCAGAATCAGGCAAGTCAGGCAAAGCCGGTTCAGCAGCTAGCGGTAAAGCTGGTTCAGCAGCGTCAGGTAAGTCAGGTAAATCGGGCAAAGGTTCCGCAGAAATGATGCGCGAATATGTTGACCGTATTGGCGACATTTACGGCGGTGCAGGCGACGAAGCTGAAGGCGCAGCAGTTGGTGCAGCAGGTAAGAAGACATCGGTTAACGATCGTTCAATTACTGGCCCAGGTGCAGACTTTGGTGGTAGTGTTGTAAAGCGTACTGGTGCTGATGAATCAAATCCAGACGGCAACAGCGCACCAAGCAGCGACAAGCCACAACAAATTAAGTCAGGTAACATTAACGTTCCTGGCGGCAAAGCAGGCGGTGCTTTCAAATCGAAAGAATCTGCAAAAACTGGTGAAGGCCAAACTACAAACGGTTCATTGTCTGTAGCTAAAGGTTCAGTACAAAAGCAGAACACTGGCAAGTAATAGATTAGGGAACATAAAATGGCTTTGTACCTAAAAGAGAGTCTTACATTTGATCGGGCGGGTTTGATCGTTGAATCCGTTGACGAGAATGGCAAGAAGAGTCTCAAAATGGAAGGGATATTCATTGAAGGAGGCGTGCGTAACGCTAACGAACGTGTATATCCCGTCCACGAAATTGAAAAAGCTGTTAATGCCATCAATAAACAAATCAATGGAGGCTACTCTGTCTTAGGCGAAGTAGATCATCCAGATGATTTAAAAATTAATCTCGACCGAGTCAGCCACATGATTGAAAAGATGTGGATGGATGGGCCAACAGGTCGCGGCAAACTAAAGATTTTACCAACTCCGATGGGGCAGCTTGTAGAAGCTATGATTACCTCTGGCGTCAAGCTAGGTGTAAGCAGCCGTGGATCGGGGCAGGTCAACGAAGGTACAGGACACGTTAGTGATTTTGAAATCATTACTGTGGACATTGTAGCACAACCCAGTGCACCACACGCTTATCCAAAAGCAATCTATGAAAGCTTAATGAATATGCAAGGTGGGGCTCAGGTATTTGAAATGGCACGTGAAGCCACGAAAGATCAAAAAGTACAGAAGTATTTGAAAGAAGCTATGACAGGCTTCATTAAGGATTTGAAGTTATGACAATAGCGTATGTGTACAAATGGACTCATTTACCTACAATGATGTGGTATGTTGGTTCACGCACAGCTAAGAATTGTCATCCTAATGATGGATATATTTGCACTAGCAGATACGTTAAGCCGTTAATTCTAGAGTCTATAGATCAATGGCATCAAGAAATTATTGCAACTGGTTCAATAAAAGATATGATCAAATTTGAAACAGAAATCTTACAACTTTTTGATGCTAAACACGATCCTAGAAGTTTTAATAAACATAATGGTGATGGTAAATTTAGTGTTGCAGGTAAAAAAATAGGACCACAAAGTCAGCAGCATAAAGCTAACTTGAGCGAATCTAAAAAAGGTCGTGTGGCTTGGAACAAAGGATTGTCTGGCGATACAAGATGTAAAAGGTCGGATGATACAAAAAGAGCAATTGGTTTAGCACGTACAGGAATAATTATGGACGAGCAAACTAAAGCAAAAATCTCTCTTACTGAAAAGAGAACGAAACAATCAATAAAAATGATTAATCGAAACACAAAAGGAGAATACTAATGTTAGATGCAATTCGACCTTTGTTGGATAACGGAATTATTAACGAAAGCACACGTACAGCTATTGCTGAAGCCTGGGAAGCCAGAATTGCTGAAGCAAAAGAAACTGTTCGTGCTGAACTACGTGAGGAATTCGCACAACGTTACCAGCATGACAAGCAAGTTATGGTTGAAGCTCTAGACAAAATGGTAACCGAGTCTCTCACTGCCGAACTTTCAGAGTTCGCAGACGAAAAGAAACAATTAGCTGAAGACCGTGTTAAGTTTAAACACCACATGGTTGAAAGTGCAGGCAAGTTCAATAATTTCATGGTTGCAAAACTATCAGAAGAAATTCGCGAACTACGCAGCGACCGCAAAGTATACGAAAGTGCCGTAGGCAAACTAGAAAACTTTGTTATCCGCGCACTGGCAGAAGAAATCAAAGAATTTGAAGCAGACAAACAAGCGGTTGTTGAAACCAAAGTTCGTCTAGTTGCTGAAGGTAAGGCTAAGTTAGCTGAACTACAGCAGAAATTCGTTGTGCAGTCTGCCCAAGCTGTTAAAGAGGCTGTAACCAGTTCGTTAGAGTCAGAATTGACTCAACTAAAAGAAGACATTCAAATTGCTCGTGAGAATATGTTTGGACGTCGTCTTTTCGAAGCATTTGCCAGCGAGTTTGCAGGTACTCATTTAAATGAGAACAAGCAGATCCGTGAGCTACAGGGCCAAGTTGGTATGTTAGCTCAGAAACTATCTGAAGCAGTTAAGGTGGTCGAAGACAAGCAATGTTTAGTTGAATCAAGAGAAAAAGAAATTAAGATTATCAAAGAGTCAGCAGAACGCAAGGAAAAACTTGCAGAATTGTTGAAGCCTTTGAATAAAGAGAAGTCGGCAATTATGCGCGATTTACTCGAAAGTGTGCAAACTGAAAAGTTACAAAATGCATATGAAAAGTATCTACCAGCAGTACTAAACAATTCTTCTGTTGCTACACCAGCCCCCAAAGCTGCGGTACTAACAGAAAGTCGTCAAGTAGTAACTGGTGATAAAACTGCTAAAACTGCCGTTGAAGCTCAATCTACACTGTCGTATGACAATGTATTTGAAATGAAACGTTTAGCAGGGCTTAAATAAACCCTAAAAGGAAAAAGGAAATAAAATGACACAAGCATTATTAGAAAGCCGTTGGGGCGAAACAAAAGAAGCCCTGTTAGAAGGCCTAAATGGTTCGAAAAGAACCACAATGGGTGTAATCTTAGAGAACACTCGCAAGATGTTGGCAGAAAACGCATCTGGAGGTGCAACACAAGCCGGTAACGTAGCTACACTTAACCGTGTAATTCTACCTGTTATCCGTCGTGTTATGCCAACTGTTATCGCTAACGAAATCGTTGGTGTTCAGCCAATGACTGGTCCAGTCGCTCAAATCCACACATTACGTGTACGTTATGCAGACAGCGTTACTGATTCGTCAGCTTACGCTACAAGCACAGCAGCCGGTGATGAAGCACTAAGTCCATTCAAGATCGCTGTTGCTTACTCAGGTAGCGCAACAACAGGTCAAGCTGCTTCAACAAGCACATTAGAAGGTGTAGCTGGTAACAAGATCAACGTTCAGATCTTGAAGCAAGTTGTTGAAGCTAAGACACGTAAGTTGTCAGCTCGCTGGACATTTGAAGCCGCACAAGACGCACAGTCAATGCACGGCTTAGATGTTGAAGCAGAAATTATGGCTGCTCTTGCACAAGAAATCACAGTTGAAATTGATCAGGAAATCTTAGGTTCGTTACGTGCCTTGGCTGCAACTGATTTCACATTTGACCAAGCTGCTGTTTCAGGTACTGCTACATTCGTTGGTGACGAACACGCTGCTTTAGCTGTTCTAGTTAACCGTACAGCTAACTTGATCGCTCAGCGTACACGTCGTGGTGCTGGTAACTGGGCTGTTGTTTCCCCAGCTGCTTTAACTGTTCTACAGTCGGCAACCACAAGTGCATTTGCTCGTACAACAGAAGGCACATTCGAAGCTCCTACAAACACCAAGTTTGTTGGTACATTGAATGGCGCAATGAAGATTTATGTTGACGGCTACGCTAACGACAGCCAAGCTGTTCTAGTAGGTTATAAGGGTTCGAGCGAAGCTGATGCAGCAGCGTTCTATTGCCCATATATTCCTCTAATGAGTTCTGGTGTTGTTCTAGATCCTAGCACATTCGAACCAGTAGTTTCGTTTATGACACGTTATGGATACGTGGAATTGACTAATACTGCTTCGTCGCTAGGTAACGCTGGCGACTACGTAGGGGAGATTGCCGTTGCGAACCTATCATTCCAGTAATCTCTGATAGCAGTATATCTGTAAAAACAAGAAACCCACTTCGGTGGGTTTTTTGTTGACTTTGATATTAAGTATATCTCTGCCATTGAGCCAATAGCGCATATAGATATATTATTATAAGACTGGATAAAAGTCAAGTTTGTAATAAATATATAGTTCGCTCGAAAGAGAGTTTATGGGGTAACCCAACCCCGTAGGCCTAGAACGCCAACTTATCAGGAGAAAACAAAATGGGACGTCCGTTAAAACAAAAATTCTTTGACCCAGTAGAGGGTTCAGTAACATTTGGTGGTGAAAGCATATCCACTATTAATTTAATCACAAAAGGTCAAGGTTATTATCTAGCCAACGCAGCGGTATCTTTTGGTGCACCAAATTTACCGGGTGGTGTACAGGCAACTGCTAGTGTAACTACCGTTAATGCTGGTGGATATATTACAGCAGTCAGTATTACCAATGCAGGTTCTGGGTATACCTCAGCACCAGCAGTGACAATTACTGGAGCCAATTCAACTCCAGCAAGTTTTACAACAACACTCACAAGTGCAGTGACCAACGTTATTGCTACTAGCGCATATATTCCTGCAG